TGCTAGCACAATCATTTATCTCGGAAAGAAAAAAGAAAAAGACGGAACAGAACTTATCGGAAACATTATTAAATGTGAGGCGAAGAAGTCCCGTCTAACTAGAGAGGGTTCTAAAATCGAAACTCGTTTGTTTTTTGATGAACGTGGTCTAGAAAAGTATTACGGTCTTTTGGAACTTGGAGAGTCTGCTGGTATCTGGAAGAATGTAGCGGGACGTTATGAGATTGATGGTAAGAAAGTGTACGGGAAAGAAATTCTTAAGAATCCAGAAAAGTATTTTACTGATGATATAATGGCTAGGTTGGAAGAACAAGCACAGCAAGAATTTCTTTATGGGGCAGCAGATGACGGAGAGGATTGAATTTACTATCTTAAGGAATCTGGTTTGTAATGAGGACTTCTACCGTAAGGTAGTTCCTTTTGTCAAACCAGATTATTTTACTGAACAACACGAACGTGTTATTTACGAAGAGGTTTGGGACTTCGCTAGTAAATATAAGATGATGCCAACAGCAGAAGTCTTAGTTATTAATTTACAATCAAGGAAGGATTTAGATGAGGAAACGTATACGAACGCTGTTAAGTCGATTAAAGACTTCAATCAAAACGAAGTTGAATATCAATGGTTGCTCGACACCACAGAGAAGTGGTGTAAAGACAGAGCAATCTACCTCGCCTTGCTTGAGTCAATCAAAATCGCGGACGGAGGTAATCAAAAGATTTCAAAAGATGCGATCCCAGCAATCCTACAAGAGGCCCTGGCAGTTTCGTTCGACGAACATGTAGGACACGATTATGTTGACAACGCTCAGGAAAGATATGATTTCTATCATCTTCAAGAAGAAAAGATACCATTTGATCTAGAAAAATTCAATGTCATTACTAAAGGCGGTCTCCCAAACAAAACACTTAATATTGCTTTGGCTGGGACTGGCGTTGGCAAGTCTTTGTTTATGTGTCACTGTGCCGCTTCTGCTCTTTCCCAGGGGAAGAATGTACTATACATTACTCTGGAAATGGCAGAGGAAAAAATTGCTGAAAGAATTGATGCTAATCTCCTCAATGTAAACATCAAGGATATTGGTACACTACCTGAAGCAATCTTTACTTCTAGGATTAATGAGATCGGAAGGAAGACACAGGGTAAGCTTATCATCAAAGAATACCCTACAGCATCTGCTCACACTGGACATTTCAAGTCTCTGCTTAATGAACTAAGTTTGAAGAAATATTTCAAACCAGACATTATCTTCGTGGACTATCTTAATATATGTGCATCTGCTAGATACAAAGGTCATATTGTAAACTCGTACACATATGTTAAAGCTATTGCTGAAGAACTTAGAGGTCTTGCTGTTGAACATAACGTTCCAGTTGTATCTGCTACTCAAACTACTAGGAGTGGTTTTGGCAATAGCGACATTGATCTTACCGATACTTCCGAATCTTTTGGTCTTCCCGCTACTGCTGATTTTATGTTTGCTCTTATCAGTACTGAGGAACTTGAATCATCTGGTAGAATCATGGTTAAACAACTCAAGAACAGATATAATGATCCCACATTCCACAAGAGATTTACTATTGGGGTTGACAGGGCGAAGATGAAGTTGTATAATGTTGATGACTCAGACGGTTCTGCTCTTGTCACAGATCAAGAAGACGAAGCATATGAGTACCTCGAAGATGTTTCGAAGAAACAATCAAGGATGGATAAATTTTCTAAATTTGTAATTTAATGTATGACTAACCAGATTAACTTTCAACGGTATCAAGAATTTGTTGATGCTGTTACTTCAGACGCTTCTACTGACTTTGTTGCCCTTTCTGATCGGCTTGTTGAGTTGGATCGTAAGGGTGCCAATATTGAACGACTGCTTACTGCTGGTGTCGGCATTAATGCTGAGGGTGGTGAGTTTCTTGAGATCATCAAGAAAATGATTTTCCAAGGCAAACCTTTTAATGAAGATAACCGAGAGCATATGATTATTGAACTTGGTGATCTGATGTGGTATGTTGCTCAAGCATGTATGGCATTGGGTGTTTCTTTTGAAGAAGTAATTGAACGTAACGTCAAGAAGCTAGAGAAACGTTATCCTGGAGGCACTTTCGATATTTACTATAGCGAAAATCGTGCTGAGGATGATCGATAAATAAATGGGGTTCGCCCCCTATATTGGAAGTGTGTCCGAGTGGTTGAAGGAACTTGTCTTGAAAACAAGCATGGTGAAAGCCATCGTGGGTTCGAATCCTACCACTTCCGTTCTTATTAAAGGAGGTCAAATGTCATATCAACATCAAACAGATTTTGAATATCATCTATTTGACTTTGGGAAAAAAGTAGAATATATTATTGCTGCTGAGATGGCAGGCAAAGAAGATGCTGATACAGCATATAAAAAAATCAAAGAGTTATTTGAAGACCTTAAAAAGTTTCGTAAACAAGAAAAGAAACAAGACCATCTATTAGATTATGACAAAATCCCAGAACGATACTGAGTGGACGGTTGTTAAACTGTCCACTTTTTTTGTGTATGGTTGAGGGGGTGGTAAAATAAATAGGTAATAAAGAGACTCTATAATGGCTCAGAATAAACATCTTGAGCACCTGGAAGACGAGTTAATCAATTATGGTTATGGCGGATATGTAGCTTCCAGGGATCTCATTCAGAATTTTATCACCGAACTTGGTGGTCGCCCTAGTGGTAATGTGACCGTCACTACTAAGTGGGATGGTGCTCCTGCTGTTGTTTGTGGTGTTGATCCAGAAAGCGGTAAGTTTTTTGTTGGTACTAAATCGGTATTCAATAAAAAAGAACCGAAGATTAATTATACTGAAAAAGATATTGATCGTAATCATGGAGAAATTCCAGACCTTGCTAAAAAATTAAAGTACTGTTTAAAATATTTTCCTGAATTAAATATTAAAGGTATAATACAAGGCGATCTTCTCTTCACGGATGAAGATGTAGTAACTAAGACAATTGATAAAGAGAAGTATTATACTGCTACTCCTAATACTTTAACGTATGCTTGGCCTGCTGATAGTGACTTAGGTAAAGCAGTGAATGCTGCTAAGATTGGTGCTGTGTTTCATACTTATTATAGTGGCACTGGTCCTATCAATACGCTGAATGCTGGGTTTGGTGTAAGTCAATTCAATCTGAAGTCCACTCGTAATGTCTTCCTGGCATCCGCCACGATGGATAACATCAGTGCCAAATCTGGGTTGACTGCTGCCGAAGAACGTACTCTCAAATCTGTCATTGCTGTGGCAGATCGTAATGCTTCAACTGCTAAACCTTTCATTGAAATGGTGGCACACGAAGCAACCAAGCAATTCACGCTTGGGTATACGATGAAGCGTTTCACCAACAGCTATGTGAAGGAAGGGCAGAAGATTAACAACGTCAATAAATTCATCGAAGGATTTGAGAAGGCATTCAAAAAATCTTTGGTGGAAAAAGTAGATAGTCTAAAGTCGGAGAAGTCCAAGAATGAATACCGAGACAAGTTAGCATCTGGTCTTCAATTCCTTGAGGATAACAAGCGTTCGTTCAAGGCATTCATTGTCATCTACAACTCTTTCACTAACGCTAAGAATCTCATCAACAACAAACTCGCTGGTCTCAGCGACACTAAAGTATTTCTCCGTAGCGGTGATAACTTTGTGGTGACGAAGCCTGAGGGATTCGTTGCTATCGTTGATGGCAAGGCAGTGAAAATCGTTGACCGCTTGGAGTTCTCTCGTGCTAACTTCACGCTAGAGAAGTCTTGGCGCCCTCCTACCAGCGAGGGTGCTAAGGTTGCTGCTTTTACTTTCGGTCGCTTCAATCCCCCTACGACTGGACATGAGCTCCTCATAAATAAGGTTAAGGAGTTTTCTTCTGGTAACGACTACTTTGTTTTTCCTAGTCACTCTGTTGATAAAAAGAAAAACCCTTTGACGGCAGCACAGAAGGTTGCTTTTATGAAAGAGATGTATCCTTCTCACAAGGATAGCATTATCTTAGATGAAAGCATTCGTGACGCTATCAAAGCATTGAAGTGGTTGGAAGAGAAAGGATATACTGATGCTATCTTTGTGGTTGGTTCTGACCGTGTGCCTGCATTCCAATTTATCAAACAATATAATGGAAAAGATTACAATATGAATACAGTTGAGATTAGAAGTGCTGGTGAGCGTGACCCTGATGCTGATGATGTATCTGGTATGTCAGCAAGCAAGATGAGAAAGGCAGCACAGGAAGGTGATGTAGCAACCATCAAAAGTGGATTGCCTAATACTGTAAATAAAAACGATGAGTTTATTGAAACTTATATAGACACAATCTTAGCAGGGCTATGAAGATATCCAGATCACAACTAGACCAGAAACTAAAAAATAGTTTACCATCAAAATTTTCTAGGTTTATACACACTATCCATGCCATAGAGCATTTGTGTGAAGAAACTTTTAAAGAACTGTATGGAAATACAAATGGTTTTGGATTTTCTGTTGATGATAATGGTGCTACTATTCCTTTGAATGCTCGTGATGGATACGTACAAGGTGCTGAATTTAATCAGCATTTTAGTACTCAAAAAATTCATAAACCAACTCCAGTAAAATATAAATTTTGTGTCGATACTGGAGAAATATTAGATTTAAAAACAAGATCTGTTAGGATGCTTTTTATTGATGAGCTGGCGAAAAAGATAAAATCAAATACAAATTTGATGAGGTATGGATTGAAGAATGGATTTGTACGTCAAACAACAGGACCTAATGGTAAAAATCCTACATTAGAAGTTCAAATAAAATATGATAAAAGTATCTTAAATAAAAAAACTGGAAAGAGAGAAAAGAAAGACATATCAATAATATTAAAATTATCTTTAAAACCCAAATCAACAACTGGTAGTGAGGATAAAGCAGAACTTCCTTTTAAAAAGTTTCTCCCTGGAGATGTTAGAAGATTGTTAGGGAATAAACTTTCCTCTAAAAGATTCAAACAATTACTACTTGAATTTATTCGAAAACAAAATATATCTATTGCTTCTAAACAAACATTTATAAAATCAATTGAACATGCTTATGGCAGCACAAACCTTTTGGTTCCTAGTATAGGGTCAGTAGATTTTAGCTCAGAATTATTCGAGGTTTTATCTGCTTTAAAACTGGCTAGAATAATAGAAACAAAAGATTATTCATTCCTTTCTTCTAGATTAGGATGGACCAAAGAACAAACAAATTCTGTTAATCCAAATGATGTGAGAATATACATGCCTTTAGCTGCCAACGAACCCCTTACTGATTATGAAATTTTTTATAATAAAAACAATTCAATAAAGGTAAGTGTGAAATCTAGAATCAAAGGAAATCCAGCCACAGTCAAGTTTCATACTGCTCTTGCCAATGAACGTGAAGTTGGTAATTGGTATAAGGGATTGACTAATAAAAATAATTCAGTTAAAGGATCTGCTATAGTAGCAAGTAGTGCTTTGATATACAGAAAGAAATATCCCAACAAAAGAGAATCGTTTTTTCCAATCAAAGCATTACATGACTTGATGAGAGCAAGTGAGTTTTCTGGATCTGCTTGGGTGGATGCTAACAATAGAGCTAATATCAATTTTGGAAAACTATCTAGACAACAGTTTATGTCTATTTTGAAAAAAACTAATCAATTTATGCCATCAGTTAAAGTTAATTATGATCCAGTAGATGACTTCAATAATCGTTACACACCAGATGAATTTCTTGCTTTGAAAATGTTTATAGCAACAAATATTAAATATAAAGATGCTGGATTAACCAAGAAGTATATTGACGCTGCTAAAGCAAATATGAATAAAGAACAATGGATTGAAAGGTATCCTGCCGAAAAATCTAGATATCCATTTTCATTAAATAATCTAGCATACTTATGTGAAAAAATTGTGGTATCTACTTCCAAAGAAGATGGGACATCAAGAATAAATTTTTGGCAGTTGTTTTATGATAATGTATTATCTAAAAAGCAAATATTATATTCTGTGTTGTATGAGAAAAAAACTGGAAATGATGAACTGACTTTAGAGTATAAGTTTATATCTATGTTAAACTTTTCTCAATATAAAAGTTGGGTTGATTTGAGATCTAAAAATAACGCCTTTAATATGCAAGATACTTTAGGAATGAATCCATGAAAGACTTTAAAAAAATTAGAGAAGAAGCATTACGCCAACAGTATCGTGCTAAGGATGTTTTTGTTGAGGGTGATTATATTATGTCATCTCTTACAGGAGAGAAGGGTCGTATTCACAGGTCTGGAACTAATTATGTGATTGCTATTACTGAGGATGGTAAAATGTTTCGTGCTTGGATTAAAGATATTAGAGAGGTTAACTTGTCTGAAAGCATAAATAAAGAAAAAGAAAGTATATTTTTCAATAATGGAAAGACAAAAACCAACAACTCAAGTGAAACATTATGATGCTTTTTCACAGGCATTGATTGAATCAACTGCTGCTTATCTAGGTGAACAAGGTATTCCTACCCTGGAAAAATCTACTAAAACCGATTCAACTCAAAAGAAAGATCCTAAAGCAAATGCTCATGCTGCTGATCCTGCTGTAGATCTCCGTACAGGATCTGGCATCAAGCAATCACATGGCGCCACAATTAAGTATACTAATGTAGTTGCTAAAGAAGAAGTAGAAAAAGAAAAAGAAGAGAAGGGAGAAAAGAAGCATAAGGAAGGTAAAGCAGAAGAGAAGAAAGAAAAAATGAAAGAATCATTCAACGTTATTGTTGAAGGTATTCATTACATCTTTGAGAAAAAGAATGCTGAAGGCAAGGAGCAAGGTGCTGATGGTAAAGCTTGCTGGAAAGGTTATAAGTATGCTGGCACAGAAGGTGGTAAGGACAAGTGTGTGAAGGCAGGTTATGAACCAATCGGTGAACTAATGCTTGATGAGAAGGCACCTCCAGGCGCTAAGTATGAGCGTATGGTTAAGCATATCAAAAAGGGTTATTCTGAAGGTGGGGTAAGTAAGAAAGAAAAATCAATTGCTTACGCTACTGCTTGGAAAGAAAAAAATAAATCAGTTAAAGAAGCATTAGATCCTGTTGGTAAGGAAGATAAGGATGTTGATAATGATGGTGATCATGATAAGTCTGATAAGTATCTTGCCGCTCGCCGTAAGAAAGTAACTAACATCATTGCCAAGTCAAAAGGAAAAAAGTAAATGAGGCATCTACCGTAGAGGTGATGCCTGAACTTCCTGATAAACCGTTAGATGATTTAGATACAAAAAAGAATAAAAAATATATTAAGAAAGCTGTAAAGAGTCAGGAAAAAGAAAAGAACGGTCTAAATAAATTTGTATCTGGTTAGGAGATATCTCCCATGGGCGCAGTAGTAGCGGTTGTAAAACCAATTCTCATTCAGATTGCTACACATCCAGCAGTTAAAAATCTTGTTCTAGAACTACTCAAGAAGTATGTTGCTAGCACAGATAACAGTATTGATGATGTTGTTTATGAGCTTGTTAAGGATAAACTCTTTAAACCACAAGCATGATTACTTGTTTATTAACTAACTGGGGTGTAACTATTGTTCTTGGATTTCTTCTCTCATTATCTGAGTGGTTATCAAAAACAAAAAGAACAGAAGCAAATGGAATCTTAGATTTTATACAACTGTTCTTAAGAACAATTTTAAAGAGGGGGGATGCTTAGGCATCCCTTTTTTTATAAATACCTAATAGATATAAAGTCAAATTCGGAGAAATTAAATGTCTCTATACGGTAGAACCGATACAGTTGGTAATCAAACAAAAGCATCTATTGGTGTTGCTGCTACATCACAAGCAAAAACAATCGTATTTGTAGATGATACAGAAGCTGCTTTAGAAGAAAACAAAGGCAGAGGAATTAATCAACCAGGATGGTGGTCGTATTACACCTTCACTGATTGTGATGGTAATACCAGACATAAAGCAGAGTGCTTAGTAACTCTTGCTGATCCAGAAGCAAATGCTGATGAGTCACTTTCGGATGACACTATTGCTGCTGACGTAGCATCCGCTATCACTATTAGTGGTCAACCATCCAATCAGACAACTAAGACTCCTGCTGGTGGTATCCTTACCGTTACTCGTGCTGGAACAGCTGCTACTGGAACTGCTTCTTACACCAACGTTGCTTACACAACAGCAAGTTCTGGAACTGGAGCAACCTTTAATGTTTCCCGTGCTGGTGGAGTTTACACTGTAACTAGAACTGCTGCTGGTTCTGGATATGCTGCTTCTGATACCATTACAGTTCTAGGTAGTGCTCTTGGTGGTGTCGATACAACTAATGATCTCACCATCACTGTTGCCACCGTTGCTACTGCTGCTGCTACATTCTCAGTTACTGCTTCTGCTACAACTGGATCACTCGCTTATCAGTGGCAGCGTAGAACTACCGTTGGTGGTCGCTGGTCAAACGTTTCTGGTGCTACAAGTTCTTCACTTGCTCTCACTGGACTTACAACAGCATCTGATGGTTATGAGTATCGTGTCAAGCTTACATCATCTGCTGGCGCTGAAGAAGTTATTTCTGATGCCGCTACCTTAACCGTGACTGCTGCTTGATGTAATATATGTTATTTGATGAGTTGACGAAAGAGAATTGGATGATGTTTGCTATTAAACATTATGACAATCCTACATCTGTTACATATGAAGATTTTGAAGAAGACATAAATCGCTTCAAATATATTAAAAGATTGATTCGTAGATATGAAACTACAGGTGAATTGAAAACTCATCTTATTCTCAATCATATAATTTTGATGTATAATGTATTTGGTGATGCCGCTACACCATTATTGTTTTTTAAAATTGAAGCCACATCATGGCCAGTTTTAAAAGCATTTCTGTTATTCCTAAATAGATTACCAGAGTCCCTTAATAACACAGTTGATCAAGAATGTCTGAAAGCATTGAACCTAATTTAAATGAAATGATGGCGGGAGATGGAGCATCTCTATCTATGCCGCCAGCATTTGTATTTGTTAAAACGAGATCAAACCGTGCTTATAAAAAACCCGTAAAGAAACTAGCCTCTCGTATTTCCAAGCGTAAAAAAATGAAAGAAGAACTAGAACAAGTTATTTCTGAAGCGGTGCCCTCGGAAACCGAGAGAGCACAAAAGCAGATTGGGCAAATGAAAAAGCTCAATCGTCAGAAAGATCTACAGAAGAAGCGTGACGAAGCTAAAAAGAAAATGCAGAACAAAACCAGAGAAATGGATGTTCTCATGAAAGCCCGTCTTGCTGATTTTAAAAAGAAAGCTTCTGATCAACAGAAGCGTGTCCAACAAAAAAATTCTTATGAACCCGAAGGTGAAATGATGACTGAATCCACAAACACATTAGATGCTTTAGAAGTTGCTCTTCATGTTGCTACATCAGAACTAAATCCAAGAGGAGAAGCTGACTTTGCTAAGATTCAATTTAGCGATGGCAGTGTACAAAACTTAGATAATTTCTCGGCAAAAAGAATCGCTGCTGCTTATGCTCAACTAGACGATACCAACAAAGAAACGTATCGTTATATGTTAAACAAAGATGCTGCCACATTCCAGAGTGCTCTTGAGTTTGCTGTAAGAAACGTTTGATTCGGAGTGTCATGCCATTTGGAAAAGATATTTCAGTATTAGAAGCGAAGTTTCAAATATATGAAGATCTCTCCAAAGAGATGCTTGACAAGCTTGAAAGAGCAGTAGATAAAATCAGTGAGAGCAATCAGCAGGTTGCTCTCATTTTGGAACGTCACGAGAATAGATTGGATCAAGTAGACAGATCGGAAGCAGCAATCTTGGAACTTATTAAAGGTATTAATGCCAAGTTGGAAAAACTTGAAAAGAAAGTAGAAGAACTTTCCAGGTTTCGTTGGATTACTATGGGTGTTGCTACCACTGCTACGGTCGTCATCGGGTCCGCAACATTCTTTGGTAACATCTTGACACTCGGCAAAACAGGTGCTACAGTAGGAGGAGCGACCATCCAACAATCGAAATGAGTTATATTGATGTAAAATACGTTGGACTAGTATCTCCATATCTTCAAAAATTTTCAAAGAAAAAAGATTCTCTCTATAACTTTCGTTGCCCTTATTGTGGTGATAGTAAGAAACGAAAGGATAAAGCTAGAGGATATATTTTTAAAGTTAAGAACGATCTGGTTTTTAAATGCCACAACTGTGGAGTGGGAAGAACCTTTACCAACTTCCTGAAGGATCAGAATGTTCTTCTGTATGATCAGTATGTAATGGAAAGATATAAGGAAGGGTTGACTGGTAAAGGAACTCAAACACCAAACCCCACCTTCAATTTTCAGGAACCTAAGTTTTTCAGCAAACGTGAAAATTCTGAAGAACTGAAAAAGATCTCGGAACTAAATATTACACACCCAGCAAGGGAGTACTTAGAAGCAAGAAAAATTAAAGATCTAGATTACTTTTATTATTGTCCCAAATTCAAAGAATGGACTAACTCACAAATCAAAATATTTGATACGTTGAGAAAAGATAGTCCCAGGATTATTATTCCACTCAAGGACAAAGAAGGAAATATGTTTGGATTCCAAGGAAGATCATTGGCACCAAACTCAAAACTTAGATACATTACTATCATGTTAAATGAAGATCAACCTAAGATTTTTGGGTTAGATCGTATAGATCCAGAGAAAAATGTTTATGTTACTGAAGGACCGTTTGATTCAATGTTCATTGACAACAGCATTGCAATGTGTGGCAGTGACGTTGTACTTGACAGGGTACAGTTTCCTAATCGTACATTTGTTTATGACAACGAACCACGTAACAAACAAATCGTTGACAAGTATACAAAAGCAATTAATGCTGGAGAAAAAGTAGTTATATGGAGTCCACATATCAAAGAGAAAGATATCAATGATATGGTTTTAGCTGGACGTAACGTACAAAACGTGGTAGAATCGAATACCTATCAAGGATTAGAAGCAAAAGTTAAATTAATCGAATGGAAGAAAGTATGAGCAACGGGATTAAAGTTACTAAGCGTGATGGTTCTATTGAACCCCTTAATCTAGATAAAATCCATCGTATGGTGGAAGAAGCATGTGATGGATTAGCTGGAGTATCAGCATCTCAAGTAGAGATGAATTCTGGTATTCAATTTTATGATAAGATTACTACGGAAGAAATTCAAGAGATTCTAATTCGTTCTGCTAGCGATCTTATTTCTCTAGACAATCCTAATTATCAATTTGTTGCTGCTCGTTTGTTGCTATTCTCTTTGAGAAAGCAAGTGTTTCATAAGAATGTTTGGAAAGAAGGTATGCCATCACTGTTTGATGTAGCAGCATATAATTCAACTATTCTTAAAGTATATGACGAAGAAATTCTTGACAAATATTCTGATGAAGAATGGATCAAGATTAATAGTTGGGTTGATCATGATCGTGACTATCTATTCTCTTATGCAGGTTTACGTCAAGTCGTTGATAAATACCTCGTGCAAGATAGAAGCAGTGGTGAAATCTTTGAGACTCCACAATATATGTACATGATGATTGCTGTAACTTTATTTGCCGAATATCCTTTTTCAACTAGACTGGATTATATTCGCCGTTATTACAATGCCATCAGCAAGCACAAAATCAACATTCCTACGCCAATCATGGCAGGCGTCAGAACACCCCTTAGACAATTTGCTAGTTGTGTTCTTATTGATTCTGATGACACCCTCAATAGCATCTTTAGCAGCGACATGGCTATTGGTCGCTATGTTGCTCAAAGGGCGGGCATCGGTATCAACGCTGGCAGAATCCGTGGAGTCAACAGTAAAATCCGAGGGGGAGAAGTTGCTCATACAGGCGTTATCCCATTCCTCAAAAAGTTTGAATCAACTGTCCGATGCTGTACACAAAACGGGATTCGTGGTGGAAGTGCTACTGTCCACTTTCCAATCTGGCACCAAGAAATAGAAGACATTATTGTTCTTAAAAATAACAAGGGTACGGAAGATAATCGTGTCCGTAAACTTGACTATTCAATTCAGATTAGTAAGTTGTTTTATGAAAGATTTATTCAGGACGGTGAAATCACGTTGTTCTCTCCACATGATGTACCTGGACTTTATGATTCTTTCGGACTCCCTGGTTTTGATGAGCTCTACCATGTATATGAGAAGGATTCGTCCATTCCGAAAAAGACTGTTAAAGCACAAGAACTTATTTTTAACTTACTCAAAGAACGTGCTGAAACAGGTAGAGTTTATATCATGAATATTGACCACTGTAATTCACATTCTTCTTTCAAAGATAAAGTTAACATGAGTAATCTATGTCAAGAGATTACCCTACCTACAGATCCTATTCAACATATCGATGGTGAAGGTGAGATTGCTTTGTGTATTCTTTCTGCTATCAACGTTGGTAAACTCAAGAATCTTGATGAACTAGAAGAACTATGTGATCTTGCTGTTCGTGGTTTGGAAGAACTGATTGATTATCAGAACTATCCAATTAAAGCTGCTGAACAATCAACCAAGAATCGTCGTTCACTTGGTATTGGATACATTGGTTTAGCACATTACCTTGCTAAGCATGGTGAACATTATAGTGATCCTATGGCATGGAAGTTAGTTCATGATTTGACTGAGGCGTTCCAATATTATCTTCTCAAAGCATCTAATCAACTTGCTATTGAAAAGGGAGCATGTGGATATTTCAATCGTACTAAGTATTCTGATGGTATTCTTCCAATCGATACATATAAGAAAGATGTAGACGATTTCGTACCACACCATCTCAATTATGACTGGGAATCTCTTAGGGCATCTATTATCGAACACGGTCTCAGGCACTCAACACTGTCTGCACAGATGCCATCGGAGAGCAGTTCCGTTGTGTCAAACGCAACAAATGGAATTGAACCACCTAGAGATTACTTGTCCGTTAAGAAATCGAAGAAAGGTCCACTTAAGCAAGTTGTTCCACAATATCAAACACTTAAGAACAATTACACGCTTCTTTGGGATATGCCTGACAATAGTGGTTATATTATTATTGTGTCTCTTATGCAAAAGTTCTTCGATCAAGCGATTTCTGGAAACTGGTCGTATAATCCAGAAAATTATCCCGATAATGAAGTTCCTGTGTCAGTGATTGCCAATGATTTTCTAACAACATATAAGTATGGATGGAAAACTTCTTACTATCAAAATACATATGATGTGAAGAAGGATGATTCGGAACCAGAAGAAAAGAAACAAAGTATTGAAGAAATGCTACAAGAAATTTTAAACGGAGTTCAGGAGGAAGATTGTGACAGTTGCAAAATTTAGAGTTAACGAAGAATCTAATGTTTTAGTGGAAGGCATGACTGTTTTTAATACAGATAAAATTAACACACTTAAGCAACCGATGTTCTTTGGTGCTCCATTGGGAGTTCAAAGATATGATCAATTCAAATATCCTATCTTTGATAAATTAACTCAGCAGCAACTCGGATATTTCTGGAGACCTGAAGAGGTCTCCCTCCAAAAAGATCGTGCTGATTATCAAACCCTTCGTCCAGAACAAAAGCATATCTTTACTTCTAATTTGAAGTATCAGATTCTTCTAGATTCTGTACAAGGTCGTGGTCCTGGTATGGCATTCATTCCTTATTGCTCTCTTCCAGAGCTAGAGTCTGCCATGACTGCTTGGGAGTTTATGGAAATGGTTCACAGTCGTTCCTACACATACATTATCAAAAATGTTTACGCTGATCCTTCTGAAGTTCTTGATACTATTATTGACGATCATCATATTATTCAACGCGCGGAAAGCGTAACAGAAGCATATGATGATTTCATTCGTGCTGCTCAGGAATACTCATCGGGTAATCAATGGAAACATCAATTAGAAGGTGTTCCAGCTGCTAAAGAAACCTTATATGAATTGAAGCGTAAACTCTATCGTGCTATCATTAATGTTAACATTCTTGAGGGTATTCGATTCTATGTTTCCTTTGCTTGTTCATTTGCTTTCGGTGAACTCAAACTTATGGAAGGCAACGCCAAGATCATTGGTCTCATCGCTAGAGATGAATCACAACATTTGGTAATCACACAGAACATCATCAACAAATGGCGAGAAGGTGATGATCCAGATATTCTAGAAATATCTAGAGAGGAAGAACAAAACGTAATTGATATGTTTAAACGTTGTGTTGAAGAGGAAAAGGTGTGGGCTGATTATCTATTCAAAGATGGTAGTATGATTGGTCTTAATGCCAAACTTCTACAGAAATATGTTGAGTGGATTGCTAATCGTCGTATGAAAGCAATTGGTTTAAAACCAATTTTTGATATTCCTGCCAACAGCAATCCTCTTCCCTGGACAGAACATTGGTTATCTTCTAAGGGTCTCCAAGTTGCTCCACAAGAAACAGAAGTAGAGTCATATGTTATTGGAGGCATTAAACAAGATGTTAAGAAAGATACTTTCGCTGGTTTTAAACTGTGAAAAGAAGGGACTACGAAAAACTGATGGAGTTGAGGGAGAGACTGCTGGAGAACAACGGTCCAAGCAGTCTCTCAGCAGCATGGGCGTTGTGGGCGATAGAACAAAAGATGAAAAGAATGGGAGTATCCCTGATCCTTGGTTCAACTGAATAGATAAATACCTCCAGCGATGGAGGTTTTTTATTATGCGTGTACAATCTGCTAAAGCAAAGGGTCGTCGTTTACAGCAGTGGGTAAGAGATAAACTCATTGAAATGCTTGAAGTTCACCCTGAAGATATAGAATCTCGTAGCATGGGAGCTGGTGGCGAAGATCTTATCATGGCTCGTGCTGCTAGGTTAAAGTTTCCTCATAGTATCGAGTGTAAAAATGTTGAGAAGCTAAATATATGGGATGCCTATGAACAGGCAATTGCCAACTCTGGTGACTATGAACCACTTGTCGTCATTAAAAAGAATGGAAAAAAACCACTAGCAGTGGTAGACGCAGAGTATTTCATTAGTTTATTCGGAGAGAAAAAATGACATTAGATCTTCACAACTTTTTTAAATTTTATGATGACGCTAATGATAATCATGTAGCAGCTGTACAGTGGTTAGAAGATAACCTACCTGCTAACTTCATGGATGACGCAGAAACCGAGTGGATCGGAATTTTTAGAACAAAACCACCAACTCCAGCAGTTCTAGCAGTTCCATATTTCAATCAAGTAGACAATTATAGAGACGCTCACAGAACTTGTAACAGTTCATCGTGTGCTATGTGCCTTGCTTTCCTAAAACCAGGATCAATCAAAGGTGATGATGAATATGTTAAGAAAGTATTTGCCATTGGTGATACTACA